GGGGTGGGGACAGAGACCAAGTTCATGGACAACCTCTCCATGCCTCTCTTCATAGAGGATCCGTGCCTCATCTTCATACTTTTCACCGTGCCTCGTGGCTGCGTTCCCAGTGAACTTCTCACCCAAGCCACACTTCTTCAGTAAAAGTGCTTCGGGTGTTTCATATTTATTCACACCAATAGCAGTCGCAGCATCTGAGGCTGTTAACATCTTACCACGGAGAGCAAGCCATTCTTCAGATTTCTGTGCCGCATATTCTCGATCTAATGCCGCTCTAACATTGGGATGCATATTAAATATCTATTGATTATATTGTTTAAGCTGTTCCTGTACGTTGAAGTACATCTGCGCGGCATTCTGTTCGGCTTGTTTTTTACTCTTGGCAATTCCTCTACTCATGCATGCATTGTTGATGAAGATGTCAATGTAGAACAATCCCTCGTAATGACCAACTACACGATACTCGGGGAGGGGCCACCCATTGACCTGGCAGTGGCGCATGAGGTGATCCTTGTAGTTGTCATCCACCATGATGGTGTTCATATCTACAAATTTCGGGTCTTGAAAAATTCTTAGGACAAACTCCTTGGCGTGAATGAGACCAATGTCCATGTAGATCGCACCGATGAGTGCCTCGAAGACATCCTCCAAAATCTTGGGGTTGTTATTCCACCTGTTCCTCATCCCCTTTTCATCCATAATGACAAGTTCATTGAGATTGAGGGTATTCGCAATCTTGGCTAATGTTTCACCACGAACGAGCTTTGTACGAGCTTTCGTGAGGAAACCTTCTTGACGACTTTCATACCGATCGAATAAAAATTTAGTGATGACGAAGCCTAGGACTGAGTCACCTATGAATTCGAGCGTCTCGAAGGACTCTGTAAATTGTTCATACTCTTTGAGAGCGGATTTGTGGGTAAATGCCTTTTGGTACAAATCAAGATTTTTGATCTTTGTACCAACAAGTTGTTCGATTCGTGCCTTATCGACGAAAGTCACCATTTGTTATATGTTTATTGTTTTTTATTTTTAAGCCTCCTCCTTCTTGATGTAGTGGGGGGACAGGTACTTCTGGAGGTTAAGGTAGGTTACCTGAACGTCCGCGGGGGGTGCGAGAAGTTCGCGAAGTGTGTCGTCAAGGATGATTTGACGACCGTTTTCGGGGTGCTTGAGACCCTTCTCGGTGATGTACTTGTTGACAAACTTGGTCACTTCGGAACGGGAGATGAGATCACCCTCTGGAAGTCCGAGAAACGCCCTCAACTTAGGTGTCACATCCTGCTTACGGTTGAAGCCGTTATTCTCTGCGCGCTTCTTAGCCTTCTCGCCATCAGGGTCTTCTTGGGTGTTCTTAATCTTGCGAACAAGCTTGGTGAGGTTCTTGATATCATTGCGGAGGGCGGCAATTTCGGTCTGAAGGGTTTCGAGAGACATTATATCTATCTTAGTTGCTTAATCTTTAAGTTCCTGAAATAATATATCGTCCCAGCGGTAACAATTAGCCATATTAAAAAGACAATTCTTCGATTGCCCGGAGTGGGTGGAGGAGGTCTATCTATGTATCGGAATGGTTCTCGGGATCCATCATCAGGACATCCACCTGCGCAACAGTCTGAGGGACACGGTAAGACTTTGGGACCTTTCCTGACACCACAGAACTGCCCCACCTCCCCCTTGTATGCATAGCACCTACAATTTTCTATTACGTCACAGACCATATTATTATATCACGATATAATAATGGATGATCAGATTTATTCGAAGGCTGCGATCGAAAAGTTCATGAATGAAAATCTTTTATTCAAGGATGAGAAATTGAAGAAATACTATGACCGAAATTTACCAAGGGACCTCGGTAAATTTCGTAATCGACTTCACAGTGCCCATTCAGAAAAGCAATTGGAAAAGTTCATGTACGTTTTCATCACCGACTCCATACGAGATATAATACTCATAACAATCGGGGAACTCACAGATTTTTTGAAATCCTCCGGTGACCTGATCATAAGTGGGGGAGAGGCTTTCAACCTGTACGTGGATTTTGAAGATCGAATTGTCACGAGTGACATCGACGCGAAATTTGTTCCACGAATCCCGATGAATGATAAATATTTTGGCAAACTTCAAGCCGTCAAACTCCTACTTTGGAATAAATTGGGGGAGTTGGCTAAGCGTCTAAACCTCCGGGTCATGAAGCGCATCATGATGATGAAGAAGGAGCACCCCAAAGTCTTTAAATTTTTGGGTATCGGTTTCAAAAACTCGGGTCCTTACGTGACGAGGCGGTACACTTTGATCAAAAAGACCAAAACGTCGAAAAATAACACACCCCGTACGGGTGACATATTCATCGATGTGGAACTTTTCGCATTAGACCTCAATATTCGGTATTATTCTCCAAAGACTGCAAAAATTGAGGACTTCAATATGGGTGGCATCTTGGATATTCCCTTCATGCGCCCGAAAGAATTTGGATATGAGGTGGTATTAGGTAAGAAGAGAGGTTTAACGTACCGTGATATACCATCGGGTAAGTTGATCACCGATCGACGCATTCTCGTTGCGAGTAAAGAATTTCTCATCGAAGACATTTACTTGATGAATAAACTTAAACTTCGTCCAGCGAAGAAAGAAAAAGACCGCCAAAGACTCGTCAAACTTGCGCAGTTATTTGATGGACGCATTAAATCGTCGAATTCCATGGAGGATGCATTCAGACGAATCATCCCAAAGATTTCGAAAACCCCCACAAAGTCCGCGAAGCCCGTGAAGTCCGTGAAGGTTTCTATCAGTAAAGCTGGTAAAGTTGATCCCTATAAATTTAAAAATTTTACGACCAAGCCATCCGAAGATCGTCTCTCCAAACAGATTGTATATGGTCTCAAACCTGTTGTGAAAAATACAAACGTGCAGGGGTACAAAAAATCTTCAGGAAACAAGCGTTTCAACACAAACAAACTCAAATGGATAAATGTGGTGAATGATGCGTATGTCAAGAATGAATTTTCGTTGCGCCCAGAAAATGTCAAACCATTACCCAAAAACATGAACATCAGCAAAACCCTATATGGTTATAAACCCAGGCGAAATCAATGGGTCCCCAAGCAGTTACTCAATAAAGCGGCTGCTATCCCATTTGTCGGTTTAAAGAAATGAATCCATAGAAATACATAAATGATCTACAACGCCCCAAGCAAAGGTGACGATGGACTCTATTTTGTAAAGACCCTCAACGATGACAAACGCAAGTGCCTCGTTCAGCTCAATAAAGTGAAAATCTCCGAGTGCTCCCCCACAGGCGAACTCGTCATGGATTTCGCACCCGGGGGCGTCGCCAGTGGGAAGATTGAAGATATCGATACTCGTAACCTGGAGGCAGCCCTTGAAAACTGTGAATCCTGGTTCGGTAAGAAGCTCTCAGAGAGTGTGATCAAGGGTGCCTACACCCCAGGGCTTAAGGATGACCAGGTTACCGGGGAACGTCTCGACGTGACCAAGGTTTTCAATGCGCAGCAGGAGCTCATCGATTTCGAAAATATCCAGACTGATAAAACCTGTGATGTGATTCTCGAATTTGCCGGTCTCTGGTTTGCCAAGAAGGCGTTCGGACCAACCTGGAATATTGTCCAGGTCAGGGTCCATGATGACCCGATTCTCGATACATACCCAGAAGAGTATGCATTTGTCGATGAGGATGACCAATAAAAAAATTGTTGTACATATATAAAAGATAATGAAGGGTCGAAACCAAGGACTACTTATGCTCCTCGCCGTCGCTGCTCTCATCTTCCTCCTTTATTCCATGAACAACAAGTCGGGTTACGCCATCGTCGAGCGTGACTATTCGTCCTTTGCGCCAGCCGCTGCCGCTGCCCCAGGTCCCTCCGCCGCCCCAGCCGAGACCGCGTGCAATGGTATGAACAAGGGTACTGGACTCGCATCGTCGCTCCTCCCCCGTGAGGTTGCGTCCGCGGAGGACTTTGGTCAGTTTGCCCCAGAGGATATCCTCAAGGGACAGAACTTCCTTGAGCCCCGTAAGCAGATTGGCTTCCCCGAGACTGTCGGTGGTGCTCTTCGCAACGCGAACCAGCAGATTCGCAAGGACCCACCCAACCCCAAGGAACCCTTCGTGTGGAACAACTCCACCATCGTTCCTGATCTCATGCAGCGTGGACTCTGCGCTTAAAGATTAGAGTATAAAAATTAGTAGAAAATGACTTCTGTTGCACCTGACCTCTCCGAGAATGTTTCTAAACTGGTAGAGCTCACAAAACAACTAGCCGAGGCGAAATCTGATATCAAGATTATTGTCCAGGAGGAGAAGCGCCTCAAGGACACCGTTAAGAAGCACATGATTGATCAGGGTATCGATACCATCAATCTCAGAAAGGGGAAGATTAGCATTCGTAAAACTGCCAGGAAGGCTGGTATGAACAAGGATGCCATCAAGGAGGGTCTCATGACTTTCTTTGGTGGTGACGAAACTAAGGTTGAGGGAGCCCTAAATGCCATCAAAGATGGACTTAAGGTCAAAGAATCTACCTCTCTCTCATTAACTGGTATAAAAGATAAACCCGAAAAAGAAGATAAGTAATACAAAATGGTTTGGAGCCAATATGTATATGAAGCCACCACTGGCTTAGATTTCTACGCCAGTGACGAAGACGATTCCATTGATAACACTCCTCTGAATATCGAAGACTGGGAAGTCCAATACTCAGACGAACTATGGCACATGTGGAATACCATGAGGACCCTTTTGGAGGATGCCGGTATCACCCACACAGGACAATTCTGCGACTTTGTCGAGTTTTGTTACATGGAACATGAACCATCATACGAACGTGTAACCTGGGAACACGAGGAACAAACCAAGTGGTTTGAAGAACGCCTGTCGCACGTATGGCGAAACATCAGGCGGAACGTAAATGATAATGACCTCCACGAGGAGGTGATGAGGGGTGGCAACGTGTATAACTTTATCGACTTCGCGAAAAATTATATGCACGTATATTAAATGTTCTCCGTCCCAGATATCACTTCTCAGAAAGTCGCTATCCCAGCCGCCCTTTTTCTCGCGCTCAGCCCAGGTGTTCTCGTTACCACCGCGGGCAAGAACGTCAAGTTCATGAACGGCAAGACCAACCAGATGGCGATCTTCTTCCACGCGCTCGTGTTCTTCCTCGTGTACAGCCTCGTCGCCAAGGCGATGAAGATCTCGCTCACCAAGACCGATCTGCTCGTAACCACCACCCTCTTCTTGGCTCTCAGCCCAGGTCTCCTCCTTACCCTCCCCCCAGGCTCCGGAGGTGTCTTCGCGTCGGGTCAGACCAGCCTCCCAGCTGTCTTGACTCACTCGATTGTGTTCGCGGTTGTGTTCGCGCTTTTGCGTCGCCAATTTCCTCAGTTCTACTAAGTAAGAAGATGAAGTATCTCGTCCTTGGTCCGGCATGTATGGGAATATTCTCCCTCATTGGTTCCCTAAAGGCGCGTGAATCTTCCCTCGCTGATGTTAAGGAGATTTCCGGATCTTCAGCGGGTGCGATTTTGGCACTTTTTTTAGCAGTGGGGATGTCGGTGGATGAAATATTGGATACATCTTTATCATTAAATATCCCCAACTTTGTTAAAATACGCATAGGGTCATTTTTTAACAAATTTGGTTTTGTTGATATGACCCCAATTCGTAAAAAATTTGTAGAAATTTGTGGCGGAGATCCAACATTCGTAGAGTTGGAGACTAAAATTTACATTTCCGCGTTCTGTATGAATACATCTGAAACTGTATATTTTTCAAAAGATACACACCCAGACATGAAAGTCATAGACGCTGTGTGTATGAGTATGGCGGTACCATTCATCTTTGCATGTGGTGAATACAATGGTGAAATGTACGTAGATGGTGGGATGAAAGAGGAATATCCATTGACGCCATTTTTTGATAAGAAACCCCATGAAATCACATGTATGAAAATCAAAATGAATCAAATATACCAAGAGAATATACGATCACCAAAGGCATTTGTAGAAACTCTCATTCGATCGGCACTTTCTAACCGAGTGTGCTATAATACACCGATAGAGGTTGTTGAAATTAATGTTGAAGACACAGATGTGTTTGATTTCCACATGGAATATGAAGAGAAGATACGATTGTATAATATTGGATATTCGACATAACACTTTTTTTATCAGTTTACTGTATATGATTGAGATTTGCGATAAGGATATAGATCTCAATGTCCTAAAGAAACTCATCAAGATGAATACAGGACATGACATCAAACTGACAAAAGAACAAATATGTCTGGTGTATGATGACATCAGGGCGGGGAAAATGCCATTCCCTCCTTTGATTATGAGCTCCGATAAGACATACCTTATCGATAAGAAATCACCTCTGAATGTCAGAGACTATGAGATTCTCTTTGCCTCTTCTTCTACGCGTAACGATATTAAGCGGGTGGCGCGTAAGGTCGGTCTCAGTCAAATTGAACAAATGACTAAGGGGCAGTTGATTGATTCAATTGGCAAGCGTCTCAGGTACATGAATGTGTATGAACCCATCAAAATTGGGAGAAAACCAATTCGTCGTTCCATCAAGAAGGAATTTAATAACACAGCAGTGAACAACACAGCAGTGAACAACACAGCAGTGAACAACACAGCAGTGAACAACACAGCAGTGAACAACACAGTAGTGAACAACACAGCAGTGAACAACAGAAACAACGGGAATTCATTTCAAAAAGAGGGAAAAAACTTTAATAAACCACCCGGTCGTGTAATTTTTCCAACTACCCTGTTTGGAAAGAATAGTACAAATAAAACGACTACAACCACTCGTGTTACATTCCCAAATACCGTATTCAAGAAAAATCCATTCAAGTCCAACAACACGGTCCAGAACCAGAACCAGAAGCCCAACAACGCGGTCCAGAACCAGAAGCCCAACAACACGGTCCAGAACCAAAAATTTCCCAATGACCGGGTGAGCGTCGTTAAAAAACCTAACACACAAAACA